TCATACGAGGGAGATGGGGATATGAAGGTGCTAAAGGATCAGCTACGTGAGTGGAAAAAGCAATCAAAACAAGCAAAGAAGAAAGGCAAGAAAAAGCGAAAAGAGAAATTTAGTACTCGTGAAATTGAAGAGTTAATGGGAGTTCATGGACCACGTTATGAACGTAGACGTGGAGCATTAAGACAAAAATAATAATAATGGAGGAATTTAATATGAATAAACAACTATCATTTAAAATGCCAATCGTGGATGGGAAAAGAACAAAACAAGAAATTGAAAAAGTATTTATTGAGTATCGTACATACTTAGCGACAATGCCATGTGATATGCTGCCAAAAGTGACGCCATCATATTCTATTGTTCCTCCATCAATTACAAACGAGTTTAATAGCTCAACTGAAAATATTGCAATTGAAAGAATTGAGTATGAACAAGAAAGAAATAAATTTATGAGTTGGTTGTATGATGCCGTGAATCGCCTAAGAGATGATGAACGTGAGGTAATCGTGAAGTTTTATATGGAAGATGACATTGGATATGACCCAGACATCTGGATGGACTTAGGTATAGGTAAAACAAAGTATTACAAGTTAAAAGGTCGTGCGATATTGCGTTTAGCTTTCAATCTAAAGAAAGAGGTATTTCAAAAAACACGTAGACAAAAAGAGGGGCAAAGTGTATGAACATTGTACAGCCAATTCGAGATAAAGAAATAATACAAGAAATAAAGGAATTCTATAAGAAACAGAATGAGAGGAACTACATTCTGTTTCTTCTTGGTATTAATACAGGGTTCAGAATATCGGATATATTGCGTTTACGTGTTAGGGATGTTGAGGGATGGAATATCGTAATACGTGAAAAGAAAACAAGGAAGCTCAAAGATGTGAAAATGCCTTCAGAACTGAAGAGAGCTATCAGGAATTATACAGAAGGAAGACCAAAGAATGAATATCTCATTAAGAGTAGAAACGGAAAGAATAAACCGATTACTCGTGCAATGGCTTATGTAATATTAAATCAAGCTGCAGAAGAATTTGGATTAGAACGAGTAGGGACTCATTCACTTAGAAAAACATATGGGTATCATCATTACAAACAATTTAAAGATGTAGTCGCTTTGCAAAAGATGTTAAATCATACAGATCAGAAAGAAACATTGAGATATATCGGAATGGAGCAAGATACATTAAATGACTACCAAAGGAAGTTCAGAATCTAATTCCTTTATTTTTTTATCACTTAATGAATTAGCTTTAAACAGAAAGTGTCAAATTCATTTTTATAAAATGCGAAAGATATTGCTATATCTAAGGTTAAACCCAATAGGTGAATTTAACACAATCTAGGTTATAGCTAATTCATTTTTAAAGATTATTAAACTTTAATACTAGAAATCATACAAAAAAGGGGGATAAAACATGGTAAAATTTACTTTGAATATACTTTCATATAAAGTTTTGGCGATGGAGGAGAGAATGTGAGTAACGGAGATAATAAATCAGGGGCTAAAAATAAGAAAATTAAAAGAATGGAAACTCCTAGAACTTTAGGACAAATACTCATGCAACAAAATGATATATCAAAGCAAATGCGTGAATTAACAAAACCAATAGAAATGCCAAGAAGTTTAGGTCAGATATTCACGCAACAGCAAGAAGAATTGTCAAAACAACTGCGTGAATTAGCAAAACCAATAGAAGTGCCAAGAAGTTTAGGCCAGATATTCACGCAACAGCAAGAAGAATTGTCAAAACAACTGCGTGAGTTAACGAAGCCAAGGGAAGCGGTAATGGGTTTAGGTAGTATATTCATGCAGCAGCAAGAAGAATTGTCAAAACAACTGCGCGAGTTAACAAAGCCAAGGGAAGCGACAATAGGTTTAGGTCAGATATTCATGCAACAACAAAAAGAATTGTCAAAACAACTGCGTGAGTTAACAAAACCATTACAACAACTTAACATGGAACCATTACAGAAAATTGCGGTAATGGATAGTACTTTATCAAGTTCTCTTAACCAAATGGATGGCGCATCATCTATACAATATTACGAAGAGCTATCAAGTGTAATTAGGGAAAATGATTTAAATGAAGTATTAATTGAAGAGGACAATCCGATCAATGTTATTTCAGATAATAAATTAAAAAGTTTATGTTACAGGTTAGCAATGGGGTTAGCAGTTATGGTGATGTTTAGTACACTTACAGGACCGGAGATTAAGGAAGTATTGAACTGGATAGGTTGGTTTATTGGTGTTGCGGGAGGGGTGAAAACCTTAATGCAAACTCCAGAGCAAGAACAACAACATCACCATAATGACTAAGAGATTTAAATAATAACTTAGGTGTTAAATGCGAACTATTTGCGGACAATTTGCGAACTATTTACGGACACGTTTTGGTTTTTAACATGTTATATTTGTATTGTGAGAAGTGGCGGAAAACACAACTCACTATGTTGTTTTTTGAATTCTAAACGGCTTCATATTTGCGGCATGATAAAAAATCCGAAACCAGCAGATGGTAACGATTGAATGATACCGCGTTTAGGAAGAGCTTTTGCTCTTCTTCCAGTTACTTAATAATGTTGGCGTACATGAGTGTAACGACATTAGGTGATTGGAAAAAGAATAAAACTTCACGTACCACAATTAAAATATAAATAAATGATTGATAGAAAGGCATCCATTAGGGTGCTTTTTATTTTGGAGGAGGATGAATGATGCCGACTAAAGATGTTTCAAAAGAAATCTATTTTGCTGTACGTAATGAGAATGGAACATTTGGTACGCCAATATTAGTGAAGCCTATGAAAGAAGAAAAGTTATATGCGGACAGTGATAGTAAGGGGGGAGGATGGGTGAATAAAGTTAAACTTATTCAAAGCAAAGTTGAAGAAGGTAAATTGAGTGTCAATGAAGCTAGGATACTATTAGACTTGGAACCTATTCCTAATGCTGAAGCGAACGGGAAATCTTTGAGAAAGTTACTTGATAAAATGAAGCAACAAGAACCTTTAATAACAATTACATTATCTGATATAGATTCTGTACCTGAGGTATATTACAAAGGTGAATGGATAGACAAGAAAGTAAGAGTCGGGTTTGATTGGGAAACGAGATCGATTGATAAAATCAATAAGACATACGTTCATATTGAGCATATACCATCGGATAACAAGCGTTGTAATACGGAGATTATTCAACATAATCACCCAATTGTAAAAGAGGAAGGGAGTTTTACTATGGCGATGGAAGGATGCAAAGCAAAACAACAACGTAAGTTCTACGATAAATACAAACGGGATAAAGAAGCAAAGAAGTTCTACGATAGCACAGCTTGGCGAAGGTGTAGAGGGTTAGCGCTAATACGGGACAACTACTGTTGCCAAGAGTGTATGAAGCATGATCCATTGATACCAGTACCTGCTGATATGGTCCATCATATCAAAGAAAGAAGTGAACATCCTGAACTTGCATTAACATTAGATAATTTAATTAGTTTATGTAATGCATGTCATAATAAAAAACATCCTGAAAAAGGTGGAGGGAAAAAGAAAAGCAAAAGGAAGATTCAGTTCGTAAAAGTAAAAGCGAACAAAGAATTCATATAGCCCCCTCCTTTTATTGTTCTAAGCCGTTTCCGCCCAGACCGGATGCCTCCTTCGTAGGTAGCGCAAGTGATTTTTCTAAAGGGGGGTAAAGCCTGAAAATAAGAGCTTTTTATTTTTGAATAGGCACTTTTTATCCATAAAATGTAAGAGAGGTGATATCGTGGATAAAGGATTGATTGAGAGGAAACCGCCTACCCATTTAAAAAAGGTAGGAAAAGATACTTGGATTCGTATTTGGTCTGTTTTAGAAGGTGAAGGGAAGGCTGATATCAATGATCCTATTGTAGTTGAAGCGATTGCTTTCAGTTATCAAATGTTTAGAGAGATGGCAGCTAATGTTAAAAAAGAAGGGCTGACAATGGAGCATACAAATAAAGCCAATGCTACAAATCTGACTAAGCACCCTTTGATATCAGAGATACCCAAGTATTTACAGCAGATTCGTCAATATTTAGGGGAGTTAGGGTTGACTGGGGCAAGCCGTAAAAAGCTTCAGGAAGAGTTAACTGGAGATTCTGATGATGATTTCGACGACTTCTAAGCCATCTGAAATAGCGAATTGGTATAAAGATTGGCGAAATGAACAAATACAGCATTTTAATATTTTGGTAGACCCATCTCCTGAACTGAGAACAACTTGGTATGCAGAACAAGTTGTGAAAGGAAACATAATAGCTAGTAAGAAAAATATCTTGTCTTGTCAACGTCATCTAAATGATTTGAAGAGACAGGGGACCGAGGAATTCCCTTGGATTTTTGAGGAAGAAAAAGCTCATAGACCGATACGATATATTGAAAAGTTTTGTCGCCCATCAAAAGGTGACTATAAAAGGTTAGTTCTTCAGCCATGGCAGCACTTTGTTATAGGTTCTTTGTATGGATGGGTTCATAAAGATACAGGTTACAGGCGCTTTCGTGAGGGCCTTATTTTTATTGGACGTAAAAACGGAAAAACTACAATGATTTCTGGTTTGTCCAATTATGCTGTAGCTAAAGATAATGAGCCGGGTGCTCGTGTTTATGTTTTGGCAAATACAAAACAACAAGCTGGAGAATTATTTGATGAAAGTCGTGCAATGGTTCAAAAATCACCTTTTCTTCGGAAACATTTACGCGAAAATCAGAAAGGGATTTTTCATGATAAAACGCATTCTAAAATTGAACCTCGTGCATCAGATAGTAAGAAATTAGACGGATTAAATACACACCTTGGTATTTTTGATGAAATACATGAATTTAAAAACTTTAAGTTAATTAATGTTATTAAAAAATCACGTGGCGCACGTAAACAGCCAATGATTGTTTACATCACTACAGCAGGATATCAGCTTGAAGGACCACTTGTTCAATACTATGAAATTGCAACTGATGTTTTGGAAGGAGTTATCGACCAAGATAGAAAGTTTTATTTCATGGCTGAAATGGATAGCGTGGATGAAATTGAGAATCCTGAACTATGGATTAAAGCAAATCCTAATATGGGAGTTTCGCTAGATCTTCCATCGCTTATTGATGATTGGAATACAGACAAGCATACGGATGCTGAAAAGAATGACTGGATTACAAAACAATTTAACCTCTTTGTTGATAATGATGAAATGTCCTTTGTTGGTATTGAGATATTAAAAAGGAATGAAGAAATTATTGATATAAAGGGATTAGCTGGTAAAGAATGTGTTGCAGGTTATGATTTATCTGCAACAGAAGATTTTACAAGCGCTTGTTTAGAGTTTCCTTTAGATGACGGAAAGGTTTTTGTATTATCTCATAGTTGGGTTCCGCAGGCTAAAGTTGATCGTGATAACGAGAATATTAGCTTTAAAGAGTTTAAAGATAAGGGTTGGCTCACTATTATACCTGGTGAGTATGTGAAATATGAGTATGTTTATGATTGGTTTGTTAAGCAATCTGAACAATATTTCATAAAGAAAATCACTTATGATCCAGCTAATGCTTACCGTTTAAATGAAGATTTGAAAGCTTATGGTTTTAAAACCGAAACAGTTCGACAAGGACATTTAACTTTAAGTCCAGCATTAAAGGATGTAAAAGAGTTGTTGTTGGATGGAAAAATAATCAGTAATAAAAACCGCCTTTTCCGTTGGTATATGAACAATGTAAAGCTTGTGGAAGACAGAAATGGGAATTTTTTACCATCTAAACAGAGTAAATATCGAAAGATTGATGGCTTTGCAGCATTTCTAAATGCTCATACAGAAGTAATCCCGATGTTAACTCAATTACAAGGTGATGGAAATATTGAATTTATATCAGTTAACGATCTTTTTAAATAGAAAGGCGGTGAGAAATTGAAACTGATTAATCGTGTTAAAGGAGCGATTAAAGGAGCATCATTGGGATGGAAAGGGGCTGGATATAACTTCACTTCATGGTTTGGAAGGAAGTTTTGGGGTATTGATAATGCAAAGTTAGCTACAAATGAGACGATTTTTAGTGTGATTAGCAGATTATCTAATACGGTAGCATCTTTGCCATTAAAGCTTTATAAGGATTATGACACTGTTGTTAATCAAGTGTCTGATGTTGTAATGAATGAACCTAATCCAAACATGACCGGATTTGAATGGATAAATAAAATTGAAGTTTCAAGAAATGAAACTGGAAATGGATATGCAGCTATCATTCGTGATATTCGGTTTCAAGTGGAATCATTAATCCCTATTGAATCCGCTTATGTAACACCTTTTTTGAATAGGGATGATAATAATTTGTGGTATGAGGTACGTGGGATTGAAGGTACGTATTACATTCACAATATGAACATGTTTCATGTTAAACACATCACAGGTATTTCAAGATGGAAAGGTATTTGTCCAATTGATGTTTTGCGAAATACTCTTGAATATGATAAAGCAGTACAAGAATTTAGTTTGTCAGAAATGCAGAAGAAAGATAGTTTTATTTTGGATTATGCGACGCAGGTAGATAGTGATAAGAGGCAAAAAATCATTGATGATTTTAAACGATTTTATCAAGAAAATGGTGGCATTTTATTTAGAGAACCCGGTGTAAATATTGAAGAAATGGAGCGGAAATATTTCGCTTCAGACACGTTAGCATCAGAACGAATTACACGTTCACAAGTTGCTAACGTTTTTAATGTTCCTGTTTCTTTTTTAAATGATACGGAAGGACAGAGTTATAGTAGCAATGAACAATTAATGATTCAATTTGTTCAAATGACTTTAACGCCTATTGCCCGACAGTACGAACAGGAAATGAATCGAAAATTGTTAAATAAGGCTGAAAGGCAAGCTGGATATTACTTTAAATTTAATATGAGTGGCTTACTACGAGGCGATACAGCAGCGAGAACACAGTTTTATCAAATGATGCTTCGAAGTGGTGGGCTAACACCTGATGAAGTGCGTGAATTAGAAGATAAACCACCAAAGGGAGGTTCAGCTTCTCAATTATGGATTTCTGGCGATCTTTATCCAATCGATATGGACCCAACTCAACGAAAGGGGGTGAAAAGTAGTGGCAAAGAACAAACAGAATAAGTTTTTTCAAATGAAAGCATCTGCCAATGGTAAAACGGCTGATGTTTTTATTTATGGAGAAATTACAAAGTATGCATGGGAAGAGTATGGCGAGGTATCGTCTATTACTTTTAAAAATGAACTGGATGAATTAGGTGATGGTATTGAAACGATTAACCTTTACATCAATAGTCCAGGTGGATCTGTTTTTGAAACAATGGCTATTATCGCAATGTTACAGAGACATCCAGCGAAGGTTATTTCCTATATTGATGGCATAGGTGCCTCTTGCGCATCAGTATTACCTATGATTTCAGACAAAATCATTATGTATGCTAATTCAATGTTGATGGTACACAATGCGTGGACATATGCATCAGGAAATGCTGATCAGCTACGTAAAGCAGCGGATGATATTGAACGTATTAACCAATCGATGGTGCAACACTATTTAACTCGTGCTGGTGATAAGTTAGATGAAGATATATTAAAACAATTACTAGATGCAGAGACATGGTTATCGGCTGATGAAGCGATGGAGTATGGACTTTGTGATGAAATTATCTCAGCAAATAATGCCGCAGCATGTCTAGATGAAAAGTGGATGAAGGAATACAAAAATGTTCCACAACAATTAGTAAATACACAAGCAAACATATCACCAAACGAAATGTTAGAACGACAAAAAATTGCCGAAGAAGCGAAAGCTAACGCGGACTATATAAACACAATTTTAGGGGGAATTCAGTAATGAAAAATAAATTTCGATTATCTATTGGTAACATTCAATACTTCTCAAAAAATACATTGTTTGAACTAAAACAAAATTTATCTACTATTGGTCAACAGCTACAAAAAGTAGAGAGTGAGCTTTCTCAGAAGGCGATTGATCCATCCGCAACCATGGAGAGTCTTCAAGTGTTACAACAATCCAAGAAAGACCTTCAAATGCGTTTCAATGTAATTAAAGAACAACATGACACGATGGAAGCTGAACAAAAAGTACAATTTCAAACTCAAACTGGTTTGCAATCTATTGAAGATCCAAAACAAAAGGTAGTTGCAGCGAAAGCGGAGTTGGTTCGAGCTACGATTCGTGGAGGTACCTTATCACAAGAAGCACGAGCAGCTCTTGGGGATAAAAATTCAACAGGCGGAGAAAAGATTCTCCCAACTACAATGACGAATGAATTATTACATGAACCATTTGTTAAAAACCCATTAAGAGATGTATCTACATTTACAAGTGTAACGAATCTCGAAATCCCTAAAGTTACATTTACATTAGATGACGATGATTTTATTGCTGATACAGCAACAGCAAAAGAATTAAAAGCGGAAGGTGATGTTGTAACCTTCGGACGTAATAAATTTAAGGTGTTTGTACCTATTTCAGAGACTGTTTTAGCAGCAACTGATACAAACTTAGTACAAACTGTAGATCAAGCGTTAGAAAGTGGTTTAGCAGCAAAAGAGAAGAAAGTAGCATTTGCTACAACACCTAAAGCTGGAGAAGAATCTATGTCATTCTATAAAGCTGGCATTAAGTCAGTTAAAGGTGCAACTTTATATAAAGCTATTAAGTCAGCAGTTGCAGATTTACATGAAGATTTTCGTGAAAATGCAACTATTGAAATGCGTTACACAGATTATCTAGAAATAATTGAAACACTTGCTAATGGTAGTGCTACTTTATATAATGCGCAACCAGAACAAGTTTTAGGGAAGCCAGTTAAGTTCTGTGATTCAGCAGTGAATCCAGTTGTTGGTGATTTCCGATACTCTCACTTCAACTACGATCCAAACATGATCTATGATCGTGACAAAGATGTAAAAACAGGTATTGAGCTATTTGTTTTAACAGCTTGGTTTGACCATAAAATTAAACTGAAATCAGCATTCCGTATCGCTGAAGTACAGACTACACCCTAATCCTCCCCAAGAACCAACAGGATTAAAAGTTGATTCTACAACAGTAACAACGACCAACATTAGTTGGTCTCCTGTTGTGTATGATGGGGGCATTAAAGAGTATCAAATACTTCGCAATGGAAAGCAAGTAGGGACATCAGTAACAGCGATCTATAAAGACACAGGTCTAACTGGTGATACAACATATTCTTATCAAGTAAAAGCAGTTGGAAATAACGGATTAAATTCTCCATTAAGCGTTGAATTATCAGCGAAAACCAATGCTTCAGGATCATAGGTGATTATATGTTAGAGCTATTAAAAAGAAAAATGAAAATCGATGGAAATGAAGAGGATACAGATATTCAACTTCTAATCGATGGAGCAAAAGAATCCTTATTACAATCGGGTGTTCCTGAAAGTGAAAAGGCACTATATAAAATCGCGGTAATAACGCATGTTTTATTAAACTATGAGAATCAAGATAAATCATTAAATGTCCCTGCATTAAAGCAGTCGCTAGAAACCACGATATTACAATTAAGGGATTACAATAGCGGTGATAACCAATGAATCCAAGTAAATTAAATAAACGAATCATACTAGAACGAAAATCATTAGAAACAAAAGATGAGGAAGGGAACGCTATTCCATCTGAATGGAAAGAGTTCGTTAAGGTGTGGGCAGAGGCTAAAACGCCATTTGGTACAGGGTTTAAATCAGAAATATTTCAAGGGAATGCAGAGTTTGTTATAAAATTGATAAATTTTACAATCCGATATCGAAAAGGCATCAATTCAGCAATGCGCGCAAGGTATGATGGCAAGCTATATGAGATTAAGTCAGTTATTGATATCGACGAACAGCATAAGGAAATGTGCCTAATTTGTGAGGAGCGATCCAATTGGCAGAATTAGAGGTCTTCGGTATAGAAGAATGGATTCGTGAATTAGAGGGTTTAGGTCAAGATGTCCCTAAAATTACAAAAGAAGCATTAAAAGCGGGTGCGGGAGTATTTAAGCAGAAGCTAGAATTTAATTCTCCTGTAGGACCTGAACCAAATACACCAACACCAAAGCAACCGTGGTGGGATGGGAAACATGCTAAAAATGCTATCGAAGAGGGAAGAGTCGTAAAAAAAGGCGGCTCTTATTTCGTTGAAATAGGATGGGATAAAGCGGATCGATCACCTCACTTCTATATGAAGTTTCAAAATTGGGGAACTAGTAGAAATCCTAACCCTCCACATAAAGGCTTTGTAGAGAAAACATTGGTTCAGAGTGAAAAAGAGGTGTTGCAAGCAATGGAACGAGAATTTATGCGTAGGGTCACAGGGCGATGAAGAACTTCAATAAAGATGTGTTCGATGTATTACGTACAGATGCAGTTATTAAATCGGAGTTAGGTGGAGAATTCATATATCAGTTTGTAAAAGGTAACGACAATACACCTATATGGATTACATTTTCTGAATTAAATACATCTCCAGGAATGTATGCGGAGAATGAGGAAACAACCTCAAACGTTATGTACCAAGTTGATATATGGTCAATGTCACCAATCAAAACACAACTAAAAACCGCAGTTGAGGCAGCTATGAAAAAGCTGTCTTTTCAGCGTTTAAGCACCTATCCAGATTATGAAATGGATACAAAAATTTATCGATATGGTTTTCGTTTTGTAACGGAAGTCATAAATTAAGGAGGATAAAAAATGATTATTGATTTTAGGGATTTACATTATGCAGTTTTAACTGAAACACCAGATGGTAAATATACTTACACTACACCGAAAAGAATCGGTAAAACAGTTAGTGGTAAAGCTTCACCTAAGGCAGAAGGAGCAACTTTTTATGCAGAAGGTGGACCAGCAGCAACAGCTAGTGCATTCGGTGGTACTGAAATCGAGTTAGAAGTTGATAAGTTGTCTTTAACGGTTTACGCGGAATTATTAGGTAAAAAGGTTGTAAAAGGTCAAGTTGTTGATAATACAAGTGATGTTCCTCCTTATGTAGCTTTATTGTATCGTTTACCATACGACAACGGAAAAAATTTATATGTGTGTTATTACAAAATGAAGTTTGAACTTCCAAGTGATGAACATAAAACAGCAGAAGACAAGCCAACATTCCAAAGCGCAAAAATTAAAGGTAAGGCAATTCAACGTGCGGATGGAAACTGGAGACATCGATTAGATGAAGAAGAAATTGGATTTGATGCAGCAGTTGCAGCGAATTGGTTTAAAGCAGTACCAACTCCACCTGTAGTAACGCCTTAATAAAATAAGAATAATGGGATGGCAAATGTCATCCCTATTTTAATTTAGGAGGAAAAATGAATGAAAATTACTTTACAGAATGCAGAAGGTCAAAAAGATTTTTATTTACCACAGTTTATTCCGGGTTCGGCCACTTTTGAAGCATCTACACTAGCAGACGAGTTACACGCAGAGCTTGTTCCGAAAGAAACGATAGAAAGAGCATCTAATTTCGTAGCGCGTGTGTATGGCAACCAATTTACGGCACAGGAGTTCGTTGATGGTACGCATGTATGGTTTCTAAGTCTTACAATTCATTCTATTTGTTTAACAATCATGGGCCGCTTAAATGAGGCAATACAGGTAATGGAAACGGTAGAAGATGCGAAAAAAAAGTTGATGGAACAACTAGAAATGAAGCCGAAGGAAACACAGTCAAGCATCAAGACATCGTAATCAATATTTATAACTTATTAATGGATGCAGGAATGACCCAAAACCAAATCAATGAGATGGATATTGCGTTTTACTTTACCTGTTTAGCAAGAAGACAAAAAGCTAATCGAGTGACAACAGCAAATCAAGCGCCGGCTTGGTTGTAAAGGTAGGTGAGAATTGAATGGCACTAGGTAATAATACAATTGGTGGTCGTGTCCGGTTGGATACTGATCAGTTTGAAAACGGGATTGCAGGTATTAATCGAAGTCTGAAACGAATCGATGCAGAGTTTAGAAATACTTCAGAACAGTTACGTGGCGTTGGCTCTGAGATGGATCAGCTGGAGAATAAGACAAATCATTTAAATCAAAAGATTGAAGCGCAAACGCAAAAAATGAAGCATTATGAGCAAGCTTTAAGGACTTCACAGCAAAAACAACAAGAAATGCGCCAAAAGTGTGAGCAATTAGCTACATCAATGCAACAATTGGAACAAGAAATACAGCAAAGTACACAAGCATATGGCAAAAATGCGCAAGAAACAAAAGATTTACAAGCTCAATATAATCAATTACAGCAAGAATATAAACAGGGTACACAATCTTTACAACGATTAACAGCACAAGTTTCTCGGAATAACACAGCCTTTAACAACGCTTCAGCAGCATTACATCGTTATAGGAATGAATTAGGCGATACACAAGAAAGAATGGAACAGTTAGGTAATGTTTCTGGAAGATTGCGAGAACGCATGAACGAAGTTGGAAACACAATGCAAGATACTGGCTCAAGAGTTAGTCAAGGATTTGGAGCGGCCGCAGTTGGTGTTGCGGCAGGTATTGGTGCATTAGTAGTAAATGCAGGTCAATTTGAAGAAGCAAATAAAAAAGTGCAAGCTGGTTTAGGGTTAACGAGAGAAGAAAGCTTAAAAGTTAGTGCTGTAGCAAAAGAAGTATGGCGTGAAGGATATGGTGAGGATTTAGCTAGTGTCAGCGATTCTTTAGTTAAAGTAAAGCGTAATATCAAAGATATTAATGATGATGAAACATTAAAACAAGTAACTCGTGACAGTGAAATCTTAGCCGAAACGATGGAGTCTGATGTAAACGAGGTTACCCGTGGTGCAGCTCAATTAATGGGGCGTTTCGGTTTATCTGGTCAACAGGCATTCGATTTATTGGCACAAGGATCGGCTAAAGGATTAAATTATTCAAATGAGTTATTTGATAATTTGAGTGAATATGGTCCTTTATTCCACGAAATGAGCTTTAGTGCTGATGAAATGTTTACGATTCTGATTAACGGTAGTAAAAATGGCGCTTATAATCTCGACTATGTAAATGATGTAATGAAAGAGTTTGGTATCCGTGTTAAAGATGGTAGTAAGTCCACAACAGAAGCGATGGGCCAAATGAGTAAGGAAACACAAAAAGTTTGGCAAGCAATGTTAGAAGGGAAAGCTACTTCAAAAGATGTCTTCAATGCCGTTTTAAATGAGTTACGAACAACTGATGATCAAATTAAAGTAAATCAGTTAGGCGTGGCACTTTTTGGCGTGAAATGGGAAGATCTCGAAGCCACTACTATGTTATCTCTAAACAATATGGAAACGGGTTTAGGAAACTATAGTGGTGCAATGAATAAAATGGTTGACGGTTATGATACGAGCGCAAAACAATGGAAATCTGTAACTAGAGAATTACAAATTGCACTAGAACCACTTGGTAAGGTGATTCTAGATATTGCTAAACAAGCTATACCGGAACTAAAAGAATCAATTAAAGGGGTAGCAGATTGGTTTAACGGATTAGATGATAGTACAAAAAAAGTATATGGTACATCATTATTATTAGCTCCAGCAGTGTTAGGGGTAGTAAGTGCCCTTGGAATGCTTTCTTTTGCTGTAGGTGCAATTATAGCGAATCCGATTGTTGCAACAATTGGTGGGGTTGTAATTGGCTTAGGAGCATTAGGATTTGCTTTTGCTGAAGCTGGTAAAAAAGCGAAACAAGCAGAAGAAGATAGCAGAAAATACGGCGAGGGTGTAAGTGAAGGTACAAAAAAAGCACTTGAAGGATACGTAAATTTAAAAGAAAAAGCTTTTAAAACGTTAGACGAAATTCCGGTACTTACTGGTGATAAAGCAAGAGAAGCCGTACAACGTGCTCATGATGAGTTCGGTAAGTTAGCGGATGAAGCCATCCAAGCAATCAATAAAGATAGAGGGAAACTTCAGGTGCATTTAGATAGCTGGTTCTCTGGTGAAACAGATTCAGCAGTATTAAGAGCGAAAGACAAAATTCTTAATGACCAAATGGAAGTATTCAAAGCGCAAGAAGAAGCAGTTATCAAAGCGAATGAGAAAATTCAGAGCTTACTCACACAATATAATGGACAGATATATAAGATGACTGCAGCTGATAAGTCTGTTTTTCTGACAGCTTTAAAAGCTATCGATAGTGAAGTAGGAAAAGCAGCTTCAAAAAGCGTAGATGAGATTCAAAAAATAGGTAAAGCAATGGATAACTTCAACAGCAATACTTCTGTTGAAACAATTCAAGGCAAAGTAAAAGATTTAGGTTCTGAATATAAAAAATTGACGAACGAGTTAGATAAGGCAAGGCAGAAAGAAATAGAATTTGCAAAAAGTAAAATAGCGGATACTAAAGGGCAAGAGATTGCGATTGCACAAATTAATAAAAAATACTCTGATCAGTCTATTTTAATAACAGAAGGATATAAGCAACAACTTCAACAAGCGCAAGAAGTGTTAAAATCTAAGGGAATTGAAATGGATTTAACAACGGGTATTACGAAGGCTGAAACTGAAAAAATTAAAATACAAGGTCGAGGATTTGGCGAATACGTAAAGAATTCGGAAAGAATTGAGAGTACGAATGAAAATTTATTTAAAAGACTTCAAGATAGGGCGGCAAAAGAGTCTGATTTACGTAAGAAAAGTGCTGATGAGGTAAAAAGATATGGCGAAGCACTAATTGCCAATTCTAATACTGTTTATGATAGCCTTTTCCAATCAACTCGTGAAAAGGCAGTAGAAGTTGCGAATGATATTGCCGTTACCTTCGAAGATGGAAGCAAAGCAATTGATTTAGGGGATCAGGGTCGGGTTGCAGTAGAAGAATTCGTTGAAGGAATTAAATCTGGGAAGTACAAAGTAAATGATGTAGCAATTGCTCTAATAAATACAATGCGTTTAGAAATGGGGAAAGAACCTTTAACTACAGAAGGTATTAAGGTAATGAATACATTTGCCGATGGATTAAAGCAAATGAACGTTACAGATATTGCTACAAAATTAAATCTTGATCTTAAAAAAAATTTAGAAATTGATTTAGGACCACTTGGCAAAATGACATCAACACAATTTGTAAATGGTTTGAAAGAAGGCACAGTTGGTATTGACGCTGTGTTTATTTTTTTTCAACAACATTTATCTAAATTAACAGCAACGGATTTATCCCAAGATGGAACAAAAATCATGTCTACTTTAAAAACAGGCATGGAAATGGGATTCATCGGTGTACAAGATGTATTTAACAAGTTAGGAATAACACTGGACGATCAAACAAAATATGATTTAGGTCCTAATGGACAGTTTACAGCTAGTTCTCTTGCACAAGGGTTGCAAAACGGACAAATTAACATAGATACAGCGCTTGAAGTCATTAGACAAATGGTTGTGCAAAAAACAAATATTGATACAACTCAACAAGGTTCAAATATCTCACAAACAACCGCAAATGGAATTGCTAGTAATACAGCTCCTGAAAATGCAGCAACAGGGAAAAAACAAGCTGTGGAAGGTATTATGGGAAGTACAACCGATGGCGGTGGAGGGAATAAGAGCGGTAGTGAATTAGGACAAGGGATAATAAATCAAGATGGCTATATTAGAGGAAGTGCTTTGCAAGTAGTTGCTAGTGCTCATGGCGCTTTTAACACGATTAATGGAAGTCCAGCAGGTAATCAAGGTGGTCAAGGTTTTGCTAGTGGTATCGTTAATCAAAATGGTCATATCCGAGGAAGCGCTCTTGAAGCTGTAACTTCAGCGCATGCTGGCTTTAATAACGTTAATGGTACACCGCACGGTCAAAAAGGTGGTAGTCAGTTTGCTCAAGGTATGGAAGATACAAAGGGGCAAGCGAGATCGAGTGGTTCTAATGTAGCGGAAAGTGGTAATTCTGGTCTGAAAAGTGTTAGTTCGATCAGTCCCGGTGAAGCATTTTCTAGTGGATTTGCTTCAGGTATTTCTAATGGTAAATGGAATGTACAAAATGTAGCAGCTAGTTTAGCACGAGGTGCATTCGATGCTTTAAAGGCTACACTTAATATGAACTCTCCATCAAGATTAACACGTGATCAGGGCGGTAAACCTTTTAGTGAAGGTTTTGCGCTGGGTATTCAAAAAACATCTTATATGGCAGAGAATGAAAGCCGCACTCTTGGGACGAATGCTTATAAGTCTCTTGTAAATACGCTAAAATCCAATAATTTAGCATTTGCAGGTGTTCAAATGGCGCAAGGACTTGCAGCCGGTATTAAGAGTCAATATTCTGTAGTACGAGATGCCTTGCAAGGTTCTGTTACAGAGGCAATTGATGGTATTCGTTCTATAAAACCAGAAGAAATATTTAGTTTTCAAGGTGATGATCCACTAACGAAATATTTCAATGCAATCTTTGTTGATGGAGATTGGCAAAACGATTGGATAACACATATCCCTGAAAGTATGCGTGATATGGTTAGAGAAATCGGACGTCAAATGGAACGTTTTGAAGGACTTTCAATTTATGATGTCGGTAATCTTTCTAGATGGAGAGAAGTGTTATCTGATAATCCTAATGTTATACAGTATCGACCAGACAATGATAATCCAGATAAGGGACAATATATGCCATATAGTAACAGAGACCTTGCACAACAAAGACCATTACAAATTGTAATAGATAGAATGGTTCTTGCAGAATTATTAATATCTCCATTGGAGCTATTGCAAGGACAGAAATTCGAGACAGATTTATACAATGCAGGGGTGAGACGATGACGAATCAAACTCTTACAATTATTCAGGAAGATGGTTCTAAGTTTGTTATTTCATCTAATGACAAACTTACTGTTTTAAACTTTCTTCCTAATTCTCCTTTCTATAACACTGGATACGAAAAGTTAGATGGGAGACATGGAGAAATTGATTTAGGTGGAAGTTTTAATTCAAGGGATGATATTAAATCTTTATTTCTCGCAGAACCACATGGGATAGATGACTTTTATAAAGTTCGTAATTTTATGTTCCGTCTTTTTGCTTCGCAATCTCCGTTTTATATTGTTTCAAATAGAGAGCCTGAAAAGCGTTGGAAAGTACGAGTGTCAAGTAAGTATGAAGTAGAACCACAGGCGAACGGAAACTACAGCCTTATAGAAATTCAGTATAAGTCAGCGAATGCTTTTGCTGAGTCCGTACAATCGACGTTAGAAAAGATGCAAACAGAGTATACAAAAACAACAGCTACCTTCTCTATTGATAATAAAGGGCATGTAGAAATTGATCCAAGGCAAATGCCTTTACGCATTACCTTTAAAGGTGCTTCTGAAAACCTCAAGATTAAAAACAAAACAACGAAAGAAGAATGGAGTTATACGGGCATAACAACGGATAAAGATACAATTGTGATAGATCAAGTGAGAAGTACGAAAAACAGCTTGTCCATTGTTCGAGATACAAATAAAAAGGCAATATCTTTGAAAGAAGGAATTAACGATTTCGAAGTTACAGGCGCTAAAGGCGTCTTTTCTATTTCATTCGATTTTCGTTTCCAATACTTATAGAAAGGGGGTGTAATGTTGGAAGTAGTTACAGTAACTGATATAGCAGGAAATACAGAGATACTAACAGGGTTTCCAACTATCACTAGAGTTCGTAGGGTGAATGGGGAAAAAGGAATCAGTTTTATATTATATCCTACAGAAGAAAATACAAATTCTTTTCCGTTGGTACAAGAAGAAAGCAAAATTGAATTTGATGGTGAAGTTTATATTGTAAAGCATTTAACGGAGAGAACTATAGAAAGTAAGTTTTACAAAAGAGTTGAATGCAATCATGAATTTTACGTAAATATGCTGAATAAACAAAAGTATGCAGTTCACAATGGCAGCATGACGTTTCGTGATGCGGTAGATTTTGTATTCGAAGGAACTGGTTATCAAACAGCAATTATTGATCAGTTTTATGCGGAAGACTTTCAAGAGTTTGGAAAAGAAAATCGATTGGCGTTACTAAAAAAGATATTAGAACGCTATAAGGCAGAAATATCCGTGCGTGGAAACCTCGCGAGTTTTAAAGAAAAAATAGGGGAAGATACAGATTTTCAATTTCGATACAATTATAATATCAAAACATTCGAGCGTGATATTGATACAAAACCCCTTGCAACTTATATTCGTGGATATGGTAAAGACGGATTAGAGAGAGAATACACCAGTCCGAATGTACATAAATTCGGGCTAAATGAAGCTGATTCAATAGATGATGAACGATATACAACTATAGAAGGGTTAGATAAGGCATTAAAAGAAAACCTACAGGACACGCCAGTTGTCAGTATGACAATTGACTTTATAGATTTGAGAAAAGCCGGATACCCTTACAATGTTCCGAATGAAGGGGATCGGGTTCTTTTAATTTATGAGCCAATGAATATTGATATTGAAACCAGAATTATGGAGATTGAGGAAGTATTTAATGCGAAGTTAGAGCCAATTGCATGCAGGGTTACACTAGCTAACTATAAAAAATCTTTTGGTGGGACACTTTTTCAAACCGTACAGAAGGCAATGAGTGGCATTGTAAATGAAGATGGGAAAATTAAATACAAATGCCTTAGATGAAGGAGTTAAACGTGCAAGTGAAGCGATAAAGAATGCTCAAACAGAATTAACATTCGAGAATGGCATACTTGGCGTTGATCCTAAAAATCAAAATAACCTTGTTGCATTCAATAGTGCTGGAATAGGTATTAGTCGAGATGGTGGGAAAACATTTAAAGAAGCTCTTACTTATGAAGGGCTTGTTGCTTCGGCAGGTTTTGTTGGTCAACTTGATGCAAATAACATTAAAGTTGGACCAGGTACATTTTTTGAAGAAGGGTATGATCCTTTTAAAGTTTCTAATAGACTAGATACTTTGATTGATAACTTATCAGAAGATAACGTAATTACAGTTATTGAAAAGCAATTTTTAAGTGCAGAGTGGGTAAAGATTCAAAACGAGTATAGTTCCACCATGCAGATTGCGGCAGGGTATTGGAAACCGGAAGAAAAGATTTTCGAAAGAGATATGTATACACAAAGATATGAAGAACTGAAAAACTTTTTAACCGTTGAACATGATGAGAATAATCAGGCAGCCATTTTATCACCGAGTAATATGATAAAAGATTCAGTTATCAATAGCGACAGATATAAAAGTTGTTTAACGAATTACTTTGAATCTAGGAATAAGATGAATGAGTTAATCTTGTTTCGTACAAAAGAGATTGCTGATACGGCTCAAAAAAATGTTGATGAAGTAACGAATCATATTGTATATAAAGTTGAGATTCGAAGTACGAATGGAACTACATTTAAGAACGGTCAAATTAGTACAGAGCTTGAAGCGCGTGTGTATCACGGAGCAACAGACGTTACGAATACAACTGATTTTATGTATAAATGGACAAGAAAATCCGTTGATTCGATTGGTGATAACACATGGAATAAGGCGCATGAAAATGCTGGTAAGAAGGTCACTATTACAAATTTAGATGTAAATATCCGAGCTACATTTGCATGTGAAATAAATAAATTATAGTTGGAAGGAAGATGAAGAATGGCAGTTGTAGCAAGTGGTCAAATTACGTTAATTGATTTGAACGATGCAAAAAGTTTAACGGGGTACATTGGATCAAATCAAGCGAAAGTACAAATTTTCAACCCGAATGGAAATACTTATACGCCTAACTGGACAACAAATAATATGATATTAACGCCGTCTTTATTTGTATCAGGTACAGCAACCGATATTAT